CCAGATCAACTCCCACTTTCTGAGCGAGAGCCGGGACACTGAGCGGGTTTCCACTTTGATCGATAAGTTGAGGAAACGTCAGCTTCCCGTCCTTCCACATCTTATGCTTCGTCCGCCCAAGTGCTTCAATCTGCGTCTTCTCAGGCTGCGTCTTCAACCACTGCTCATAATTGAGATCGCCAGCGACCTGCCCGTTCATGCTCGCTCTTGTCGACGGGTCGACTTCGTCAAGGCCTTCAATCCCGGCCAACTGCTCCCACGTCTTCGTCACGGGAATCAGCGTCGTCCGGCACTGCATGTGCCAAGGCGGGTTGCCGGGGAATTCACTGGCTGGCTTCAGATCAACCATCTGGGAATTCGAGCGTCCAATCAGGGACGAGTCCCTGCTTCTTCATCTCGACTACTTCAGCATTCATTCGATTCCTAAACGCACGCTCTGCTGGCGACTTCAGTGTAGCCGGAATGTCAAGCGCTGCTTCCCGCATAATTGTCTGCATCGTCTCCGACGACAACTCATCAGACGCTGGTCGCACAATGAGAAACTTCGCATCCCAAAAGCGCTCATGTCCCGGCTTCTGCACCAACTCGCTACTAGGAGGTTTCTTAGCCATCAAATCTCCTCAAACACTAGCTCGAGTGCGCGTGAAGTGTACGTAACATACCCAGGCGTGGGCTTCCTCTTCATCCACCAAGCTCTTGCTTCCCAAGTCGTCGCCTTCTTGCTAACCAATCGAAATTTCGTTCCCTTCATCAACAGCACTTCCTCGTCAATATGATTGCCCCACTTATGATTTATATCGACTCCCGACTTCATCTTCACCTTCAGAAGCACTGAAGTTTTTTCACCGACAGGAGCGTATGATTGAGCGATAGAGGGTGAGTGTGTGAACGATTGTAGAGAGTCTAACTCCATCACACCACCCCTCTCTAACTTCGCCAAAAACACTTCAAGCTCAGCGTCACTGAAGGTTATCCCGCGGTACACTGTTCCCCCCGACTTCGGAGCTGAGCGAATTCCCTCCATGAATTTCTTATTGGCACCTCGCAACTTCCCGGCCGCGTCTTGCGTTCTAATCGACGCGAGACTCTCTGCTGACGTCCAACGCTTCAAACCTCTTCTTACAGCCGGGTCCGAAGTTTCCCACCACGCAGTCATCGCCTTCTGTCCCGCCAAATCTTTCCTACCGCCAGCAACATGCGCTTTGACTCTAAAATCTTCCCAAAGTTTCGTATCCAAGACTTTGATCCGATGCTTCCCTACAGCTTGCTGCTCCGCTACAAGCCGGATTGTAGTTCCTTTCACTCGTTTCTTCAACACCGCGTCATATATAAAATAGTCGTTCGTATCCCACAAATACGCTTCATCAAACAAACCCGCTTCAATCGCTTCTGAGAAGACGCGAGAGACGTTTGAATGAGTTTGACGAACATACGACTCAGGCACCATTCGTCCAGTCTGTTTCGCTCGAGCAATGTTGCGAGCAAGTGCGACTTCAGTATCAACAGTGACGTAATTCGCCACAACTCTGTGGCCATTCGCCCGCATCAACCGCACTTTTCTCGTCAACGACTCAATCGAATTGTCACCCGTCCCGTCCCAAACCGCGTTCCGCTTACCCATCTCAGCCGCGATTCGTTTGCTCAACATCGACGACTCTTCATGGACAAAAGCTGCAGCTGCACTATCTTTCGCGTCCATCAACGCTTTGAATTCGGGCAACTTCTTCTTTATCTCGTCTGGGTCGATAAGAACATGCTTCGCAGGCAACTTCACATTGCCGGAATTCATCAACACGCTCTTCCCTGACGCTGGTCCACCGCCCATCATGTACACTGTGGGATTTTCGACTTCAGGCACACCTTCAAACGCTTCAGCAACAATCTTGTCATGCAACGCTTTCCGCTCGGGAGTGAATTCGCCGGTTTTCGGATCAATCCACTGCTCAATCGAATCCTTGCCCTTCGGATTCGGAACCCCTCTCTTCTCAGGACCCTTCTTCGGCTCATCTGGATCAAAGCCAAGATTCTTCCCTGTGGGCGAATCCTGATCTGGCAACTCCCACGCCATTCCAGAGCGAGCTTTGCAGATATCGCTCGTCCGAGTATCGAGTGTGACGAGTGCTTGGACGCCGTTGATGACGTCAGCATTTTCCATGTAAGTTGCCATTCGAGTGTCGTTCGCGACTGTCATCACACTCGTTCTCACAAGAGCAGTAGCCTCACGCTCACTGACTTGCATGATTCCACCCTCGTACGTTCGCACAATCCGGCTCTTCCCGCCTGCAAATATGCGTTTTCGGCCCGTTCTCTTTCCGAGTATTCGCGCTACTATTGCGTCATTATCTTCCCCGGCAAGAAGACCGAGTCGCACCTGATCCGCAAATCTCTTACTCGTATCATTGCTCTGCTTCGCCCACCAGGCTCCTTGGGAAGAGCCGTTGATGAGGTTGTTACTGGCTATTTGCTTCAGTTGACCGAGGCCGAGTCCCTGTGAAAGCAGATTCGATCCAAACACCCTCTTTGAAAGATTGAGAGTTGCAGCTGATTCGATTTGGGCGAGATCCAGAAGTTGCGACTTCAGTGTTGCGTTAGCCTCTCGATACGCTGAGCGAATTGTCGCGTCCGTTTGCCGAAACAGCGCTTCTGCACGTCTGAATTGCAAACTCGCCCTCAAACCGGCCACTTCGAATGTCTGCATTGTTCGAGCGAGGTCGTCCTTGAGCGCTTCGAGATTCGCGATCACGTCATTTCGTACGCTCTCAGACGCACGCAACAAATCAACAGTGTGGCCGGTCATCACATCTGCGAATTGATCTGAAATGTTGGGCATACGAGTTTGAAACCAAACTACTCAGAATTGGTTTTCGACTTCGGCTTCGGCTTCTCTACTTCTTCCTCTTCAACTTCCTCTTCAACTTCCGGCGGATTCTTTATCGCTTCAGCCTGAGCAGCAGCCATTTCGTCGTCTCGAATCGCCTGCTGCTCTTCCTCTGGCGTCGGCGGCCGCACTGGCACGCCAACTTCGATAAGAGCAATCTCGTCTTCTTCTGTCAACGAATCGGGATAGATTTCGCCCTTCTTCAAATTGTAGAACCAAGTCGACCAGCTCATCATCCCACCCTGCACGGCGCCCATGAGTGCCGTAAGGAACGAAGGATCAATTCCAGCAACGTTGTAATCTTTATTCAACTCAAGTGTAGCAGTAGCTTCTTCTGCAGCTGTCCCCCATCGAATTACCCACTGCAACACAGTCGTCAACCCTTCTGAGACAGACTGAGCGATTGAAGCGAGCACACTCTGCTCTCCCGCATGCCGCAACTTCACTGTCTCAGCTGCTTCCACTCCCTTCGGCTGCTCTTCCAGGAGTCGTGCGCCGAGAACGGCCATCAAGTTCTCTTTCTCTTTCAACGCGTCTGAGAGACTACTCAAACCCGCTCCCGAAAACTCTAGGAATCCGGCCTTTGCATTTGGGTCTTCAGCTACCCACGCTACGCTCGACCCGATCATCATCGACGTCTTGGTATCGAAGCCAGCGACCCACGCTGTCGGAAGTGCAGTAAAGTGGCGCCCATGCTCCAGGTCAGCACTCGTTCGATAGTGCGACATGTTGACATTGACGAGGTCGAGAATCGGTCCCTTCTCAACATCTGCAGTTGTCGTTGATGTGTTGATGAAGACGAAGGGGATGTACGTGAGCGGGTTGCCTCCGTTGAGTAGCGGAATCGTCACGCTCTGCAACTCAAACTCGTCAACCTGCGACTTGTCCCCATCAGATTCTCGTCGAATCCACAGCTCAACATAATACACATCGTCGTCCCCCGCCACATCTTCAACCTCAACATCACTGCCTTCCGCTTGCTCAGGATGCCCAAGGCGGAGAACGCGAAACTGCTCTCTTGTCGTCACAGCATACCCGTCGTCCCCAAGCTCTTCTACTTCTTCTCTGAGGACGACTTGCGTCAATTGCATTCGCCCGTCAATCTTTAAAGTTTGCCAGTTGATGCAATTCTCAGCAATGTATTGCACAACATACGGCTCTAAGCCGTCCCCACCCCCGTCGTCAACGGCCGCATCCACAAGCACACCAATTCTTCCCACACCTAGCACTTCTTCAAGGACTTGACGAGCGATGAGTTCGATCGATTCCCCGTTGATGCCGATTGTCTTCAGCTTATCCTCGTCTCCAAACTCGATCGTCGGCGGCTTCCGCATCACAGCACCAGCGAGCCCTCTCACTGTGCGATCTGAAGCGCCGTAAAACATCGCCCTCATCTTGTACGCTTCGTACTCGTCCGACTCTTGGCCAGAAAGCATGGGCAAGTATCGCGCACCTGCTGCTTTCACCGCGTCTTCACCCGCAACCGCGTCACGCTGCTTGACCCACTGGCCTAGAAACGCGTCATACGAAGGATGCTTCGCATCGATTTGAGGAGCATTGCCAGATGAAACCGCGTGAGTAGCCATTCTACACTCCAGTCAGTTTGAGAATTGAGACCATGTCCTTTGTGACAGGGTGCAGATACGAAACGGGGTAGCCGAATGCGTCGAGAAGATGGCTCATGGCGTCTTGTTTCGGCATCAACTCATGCGAATATATTGAAAGGTATTTGATGAGTTTCTTGCACTGAGGCGAGACAGTTAGTGTAGTGTGTCCTGAGCGGGATTTGAATTTGCCGTTGACTGCGTTGTAGCGGTCTTTCCTCTTAGGATTCGCGTGTGGCGCTCGAAGATCGAAACCCGCATTTCTAATGTAATGAAAATCCGTCTTCCCGCCAGGAGCCGAGGTTTTCCGGGCCGAGCCAGTTGCGTCGGGATAAACTTCAGTGAGAACTGTTTCATGGTCGAGATGAAACTTGCTCCCTACGCCATATTTCTCAGTCAAATACTGGCACATATATTCGGTGTCAGCATTCGGCAACTCAATCTCATCAAAGAAGTGCATATGGGTGCCAGCGTGCCAGAAGACGACAGCGGCCATGGGATTGACATTGAAGTCCATCCCGACGCCCAACTCAGCCGGCGAAGGGATTGGCAAATCCACAACATTCGCTTCTTGGTTGAATGCGTAGTAGACCATGCCAGAAGAGAGATTGACAAACTTCCCTTCAACATACGCATCAGCTGCACGCCCATCAAACGCACCCAAGAGACGACCGACGTAGCCTTCGTCGAGAGCGAGGTTCTCGCGAGTGCTGACGTTGATTGTGGCAACGTCATGTCGCTCTTTTCCCTCTCCCACGCAAAGGTCGTAGCCCCAGTTGAGTTGTTCCGGTGTCCCAGTAATGCAAATCTCTCGATGCTGTGCCTCGGGGTGTCTCACTCGAGCGATCATTTGCTTGAACACATCCTCGTCCATAATAAATGGCTCGTCAATGTGCGCTGCAGCGAGGTTGGGACCGCGCAAGCTCTCTGGCCGCTCACCGGAGTAGATCAAGATGTGCGCATTCCGACCATGAAAGCGAATTCGGAATTCGTGAGTGCCCGCATTGTATTTCCACCAAAAAGAGCGGCCGTAGTGCGTTTGCTTTCCCGCAAGCAGCTCAGCAATCGTCACTATCGTCGTCTGCCGCGCAATCGGGAATGTTGGAGAAACTGACGCTACTGGGCAGGGAGCGTTTGCAAGAGCCAGCGAGATGATTCGCTTCGCTCCAATGTGCGTTTTTCCGGAGCCATAGCCGCCGACGAGGACCTTGATGAAATTAGGCAATTCCCACCAACGACGCTGAGCTGGGAACATCCCGCCGCGTCTCAGTGCGCCTTGGGCGTCGATGACTGGAGTATCTGGTCTCCAGAAAGTACCAAGAGCTTCCAGACGCTCCATCGGCCGCTCGACGACGGCAATGCTGTCTTCAAAGAAACTCATAAGAATTTCTCATCAGGATCAAATTCGTCGTCTGTCCCGCCGGCCTGATCGTTCCGCGAGAAACTCTTCCTATCGCGTCTCTCAAGCACCGCCATGTCACGCACCCACATCGGAGAAGATGTGCGATGGAGGCGCTTGACGAGTTCGAGCCGATACTCAGCACTCGCTCGTCTGTAGAGCATGACGAAACGACCAATGATTTCGTCGGTCGTTGGCTGCTCATCGCCAGTATTGTACAACTCTCCTCGCTTCAACCAACGCCAGAAAGTCGATGTGTGAATGCAGAGATAATCGCAGCATCCATCTGCTGGCAACCCGCGCTTCACTAGCTCACAAAACTTCTCAATCAAATCAGGAGTGAGCAATCTCTTCGGTTGAACTATTTTTCTTGCATCATCCTTGATACGCAAACGCTTCATTACACCACATAATAAGGTGAATCAACGCTCGAGTCAAGGGCACACACCAAACACTCTCTACTCTCGCATCCCACTCTGAAGAATATGAGAGCCTCGCTTGTCTTTCACCACGCGCACTTGCTCGTCGAAGCCTCCGAAGTTTGGTGATCGATGATCAACGAGCCAGATCTGACGTCCTTCGTCCCTTGCTCGTCCTTCGAAGAACGAGAGCAAATCGCCAATCCCTTCTTCTGAGAGATGGGCGGTCGGCTCATCCCACACTTCCAAGCGGCAGTCAAAACCTCGCTGTCCTTTGATAAGATTTGCGAGTCCGAGAGCTCCAGCGATTCTCAATCGCTGTGTCTCCCCTCCGCTCCACGCTTCCCACGGCACCATCTCGTCACTCTGGGGAGCTGAGATGAGGACG